GTTTTCTCTTCTTCTGTCTTTGATCATTTCGAGCGCTAGCTCGCTTCTTTCTAAAAGCCAGCGGTCGTAGGCTTTTGGCGGTTTTTGCTCCGTCCCTTCTATGACTACCTGGTCATGTGCGCTCACGTAGTGTCTGTGGGTGTCCCACCAGTCCCGGGCGATATTTCTGCTCATGAATGCCCGAGGCTGTTCAAGGGGAATTAATTCCCCCGTTTCTTCGTCTGCTCTGACGTATTGCTGTTTTGCTCTTAGCTTCTTGGTGACGTAGCTGGCCGTGTATCTGGCCGTTGCGAAGTTGAGTACTCCTACGCTCACCTGTCCTAACCCCCACGCCTGTTCTAGTTCTGGTGACGTCCAGAGCGTGGAGGGTGTTGTTCTAAGTATCTTGCGACCCTCTGTGAATCCGTCTCCGAAGATGCACGCGTGGTAGTGCGGTCTGAGGGTTCTGTCGCCGTATTCTCCAACTGCGTAGTAACGCAGTGGTTTTTTGCCAGCTCTTCGACGAGCTGCTCTAAGTCTGTCCCACATTTCCCTAAGGTGGGTGTAGTCGAGGCTCCCCCATTGGGGGAGATTCTCGTCTGTGTAGGTAAGCGTGATAAACGCGTTCTCTTCATGGTTTTGTGCTTCGTGGCTGATCCTTACAGCCCACTGTCTTGCCTTCTCGTTCTGGCAGAGGATGCAGGTGCCGCAGGGCACCTGGATCTTTTGGTAGCCTCTGCCGTCTCGAGGTAGATCGAACCTGATCTGTCCTCCTTTCACCGGCCGCCAGGCTGTTCTTGATTCTTGGCACGGCATTAGAGCCGTATGCCTCCCCTCATCACATGATTGGGGGTGTTGATCTTGCGAGTCTTGTTCTTCGCCTTGTTGAATTTGCGGCCGTGCCGCTTGGCGCTGATGTTTCTTCGAGCCATATATTCTCCGGATATGCAAGGGGGGGTGCTGATGCACCCCCCCTTATACCCGAGCTGGCTCGGCTGGACCATCTCCTTACTTGATTAAGATGGTCCTGAAGAGACTGCTTGTTTAAGGCAGTCTCTGTCTTGATCAGCCTTTTAGGCTGTCAACGTAGGCGGTCAGATCCGCCACGTGTTTTGCGGTCCTGTAGATCTCCCGCTTATGCCTGGTCCTGAGTAGGGCCAGCTTTGGCGTTGGTCGGTTGAAGACCTCTGCGTGCTTCTCCTTGGCTCTGGCGAGCAGTTCCGTTGCTTTCGCCAGTTCCTTGTTCTGCGGTTCCCCGAACACCTGGTCGAATGAGGCTGTTGCAGTCGGCAAGGAGTTCCTTGTCGGCTTTGACGTCGCCGTTTTCGTTGATTTCTCCGAGTTTCCAGACCTCGAAGTGTTGCGGGGCTTGCGCGTAGTCACTTTTGCTCTCCGGGCTGTTGATGTTGGTGGCGACGGCCGCCAGGACTGCGTTGTTCGATGGCCCCATGAAGGGGTTTCCGTAGTAGTCGAGCAACCGGTCACGGATGCTGTAGATGTTCACTTAGGTGGCTCTGGTGGCGCCGGCGTTGGTGCCGGCTTGACCAGTTTGGCCAATAGTTCCTTCGGTGGCAAGTTCAGTAGTTGGTCCATTGGTAGGTTTCTGAGTTCGTCCGGTAGGTCTGCGATGTGTGTCCGCACTGCCCTGGACACCTCTATGAATTCCCTGAGGTCCCTCGGGTATTGCGTGAAGTCCTCGTATATGGGTTGCGCTCGGTTGCCGAGCACCTGCCCTCCTAGTCCGAATTGCTTCACGATGACGTTGATGTCTGTGTCTTTGGCTGCCGACTGGTCGGTCAGCGTTGGTTTAATGCTCTTGAACTGTGCCCGGAGGCGGTTTTGCTGGTAGTACATTTAGTTTCTCCTGAACATGATGATGGCTTTCTTGGCGGCTTCCATGAGTTGGGCCGCGAGGCCCACGCCTTTTCCTGCTTCTCCTGCGTGTCCCCAGAGTTCTGACTCTGCTCGGGCACTATTCATCTGGTAGTCCTTGAGCTGGTTCTCTTTTTGGAGAAGCTTCCATTCCTGGATGGTCTTTTTCATGATTTCCGGCCACTGCTCTTTGAGCTGCTCGCGCTGTTGTTGCGTGAGTGCAGCCTGTTCGAACAGGTTGTCGATTCTGGCGTTGATTTCGGATATCTGATTACCTGTGATTTCGTGTTGTCGTTCTGCGATGACTCTTGCGGATGCCGCCTCTGCGGAGGCTTTGTCGGTGTTGGCTTTGGTCAGGTCGATGTTGGCGAGAGCCTGTTGCATTCCTACGACCTGCATGGCTTTGCTTCCTGCACTGCTTACGCTTCGGCTCATGGCATCCACGGGGTTGACCGTGGCTGCTGCCGAGTTTGGTGTGCTTGCTCCCCCCTGGCTGAATGCGAGCATGGGGTTCATTCCTGCAAGCTTCATATCTGCCATGCCGCGTTGCCACGCGGTGTTGCTCATCATTTCTTCCCAGTTGCGGTTTTCTCTTGCGAGTTTGATGTTCTGTTGATTGGCCTTTTTCTGGGCGCTGTTGCCCAGGAGGCCCCCTATGATGTCTAGGCCGCCTGCTACGGCGGCCGGTACCCATGCTGGCATGTGTTTTCCTTAGAAGTGGTCGATCAGACCCGGTACGGCGTAGGCCGGCATCATCCTTGCGACCTGGCTGTCGTGCAGTATGTCCATGATGACCTGCGCGCTCCACTGTGCGCTGGGTGCTGTTGCGAGTGATCTCGCTAGCGTCTCTTGTGTTTTGTCCGTGATGAACTCGTCGTTCAGGAACGGTTCGGCTGTGAATTCTTCTGAGTAGTGCCACCAGTCCAGGGGCTGTGTGGCTGTGGATCTCAGTACGCCGGTGATTTCGTTCGGCGTGTAGCGGTATTCCGCGTGTCTTTCCTGGTATCCCCAAGTTGGGGCACTGGGGTTGTCTCCTGGCAGCTGCATGATTTCTCGGCTGTGTACTGCTTGCTCTCCCAGGTGTGAGAACACCGGGAAGTAGAAATCTAGTCTTGTTGCTCTGTGCCAGTGTCTTCGGGTTCCCTGCTGGTAGGTTGGTGTTGCTCGGATGACTGCTAGTCCGATGATGTATCCATGTTCCGTAGCTGCGTAAGTAAAGCTTCTCTTAGACCCGCTGGCATGCATTTCTGCGCCCAGATTTCCCACTGGACTTGCGGCGTCCGCGGGTTCTGCATCGTATGCAGCAGTTTGTGCGATCGGGTTAACTGTAATCGGTATCTTTGATCCACCCAGGTACTCCGGTCGCTGGAGACGATAATCAGGGGTTTGGACCCCGAAGTGGCTGAGGGTTTGTTCGACATACCGGCTTCCTCCCCTTGCGTCTCTCTCGAGCATTCGCTGTGTCTGGAATGCCAGGCGGATGCTGTTGATTGTTGCCAGTGTTACTGCGCCTAGGTCTGCCTCGAGGCCGCTGATACTCCAGTCCATGGGATCTGTTCCAGTGTGCGCGGCTCCGCTCCATCCGGCTTGTACGCCTCCGTTTTGTATCATCAGTGCCCGGTCTCCTGGTGCTGTCGAGCTCTCGAAGAATGGCCTCCCGGGATTGGCTCCCGTTGTTGTGGGTATGACTGGTGCGTTGCCTGTGATGGCGAGGCTTATCGCCGTGCCCTTCTGAGGCCACGGCAGGCTGCTCGTGAAGTAGTCATGTCTCTTGTTTGCCCGTAGGGGCATCTGGTCCCATTCGACGCTGTCTTGCTCGATGTAATCGGTTCCGGTTAATTGGTCTGTGGGGAATACCCACTTCTCCTGCAGGTTCTGGTCCCGGAACCACTCGTTATAGATTTTGAAGTACGCCCATATGGGCAGCGAACTTACGGTGAAGCTTGGATCGGTCATGATCTGAGGCAGCAGGCCGAAGTGATCCAGTACGCTGTTTGCAACGACTTCGACGTTGCTTCCGTTCGAGGGCACCATTTGGGGCACCGTAACGGACGTGTTTGTGCCGGTGATGAAGTCCTCCCAGTCCGGCCATGTGATGCGGTTCGGTACGAAGAAATAGAATGTTTCTAGATCGATGTCGTCTACCGCTGGTGCTATTGGCGTCGCCAGGCGCGCCATGATTGATTCCTTGTGCTGCCACGTATCTCCTGGCAGCACCTCTTCGCACATGATTGGTATCAGCTCCGATGCATCGAATGCCTGTTTGCGCGTTTGGCGCATGTTGAATTTTGACCGTGGGATATCCGCGCGTGGAACGATGGCAAAGTTGTGTGATCGGGCTGTTTTGTTTCTGTACATATGCTTATCCCTTGACACGTTTTTGCGTGTCGTTATAATTTCCTCTCTTCTCTTCCTCTTCTGAGTTATCCACGGGTTGTCCCCTTCTAGGGGGCAACCGGTGGGTAACTGTTATTCTCCGCTTTGACGAGTGCCCCTGGGCACACGTCGTCAAAGCGTCTTACTCTTGCTCTTCGCGTGCGCGTGCGCGTTTCGCGCGCGTGCGTGCGTCTGCTCTCTGGTTTCGCTCTTGGCGTTTTCTCTTCTTCTGTCTTTGATCATTTCGAGCGCTAGCTCGCTTCTTTCTAAAAGCCAGCGGTCGTAGGCTTTTGGCGGTTTTTGCTCCGTCCCTTCTATGACTACCTGGTCATGTGCG